AGAATCATGTATTTAGGTCCAGAATTAAAAGGTGTCGTAAGGCGCAACCAAATTTTTTCATATAATCCTGAAGACGTAATAGAGAAAGCTTGTCAACGAAACCCCTTGGCAAAGCATCTATTCGTAGATATGGAAGATATTGTAGCAAAGAAAAAGGAACTTCATACAGAAGGCTCCTTATTAAATTTAACCTTTAGAAAAATATTAAAACAGGAGGTAGACCATGGCAGATTATAAACATGGAATTGACACTACTAGGGATTCCGATATTTCTATCGAGGCTCTAGAAGCTGCAAGAGTACAGGTTGTAATTGGTACAGCTCCAATCAACCTTGTAGATGATCCAAGTAGTGCGGTTAATGTACCTTTTCTTGTAAGCAACAAGAGCGAGGTAAAAGAGGCAGTAGGTTACAATACAGACTACGAGAACTACACAATCAATCAAGCAGTGCTTGCATCGTTTGAGAAGATTGGCGTAGCACCAATGGTAGTTATTAACGTACTTGATCCTTCAAAGGCAGCGCATAAAACAGCTGTAGCGGGTACTTCTTACCCTCTCACAAATGGTTCAACAACCATTAATGCTGAGGGTGTATTACTTGATACACTTGTTGTATCAGTAAATGAGGAGACAGGCGTTGCTGATACTGATTATGTAGCAGCATTTGATTCTGACGGACACCCAGTTATCGCGATTACTACAGATGGAAAGTTTGCTTCTGCGACAGCTCTTACTATTGCATATAGCAAGCTCAACCCAGCAGGCGTAACAGCGGATGATATTATCGGTGGCATTTCTGCCGCTGGCGTTAGAACAGGTATTGAGCTTGTAGATGAGGTGTATAGCCGCTTTGAGGTTATTCCTGACATTATCTTAGCTCCTAAGTATTCAAGATTACCATCGGTTGCAGCAGCACTTGAAGCTAAGGCAGAACTTGTAGGTGATCTCACACATGCAGTTGCTGTAGTAGATATTGAATCTACAACTACAAGAACCGTGCAGGCTGTAGAAACAGCAAAGAACACATTAGGATGCTTCTCACGCTGGGTAGTTCTATGCTGGCCAAAGGTTTTAATGGCTGGCTATGAGATTTACGCGTCAGCAGCTGTAGCAGCAATGCTTCAGTATACAGTAGCAAACAACAATGATGTTCCAACTTCTCCAGACAACAAGAAAGTTCCTATTGACGGAGTAGTTCTTGATGGAGGAACAGAACTTCATCTCACAAAGAAGCAGGTTAACAATTACCTTAATGCGTTTGGTGTATTATCATTCGCTTACTTAGGTGGCTGGAAGTGCTGGGGCAATAACACAGCAGCTTATCCAGATAAGACTGAGCCAAATAACCGCTTCATTAAGAGCGTTATGATGTCAAATTATCTTGAAAACCGCTTCAAGACAGAGTATCTGTCAGAGGTTGGAGAAGATGGAAGCACAAAGCTTATCGATTCAATTGTAAGCAATTACAATGCAGACCTTAACGCTTTAGTGCCTGATTACTTAGCAGGTGCTAGTGTTGTATTCGATAAGAGTGAGAATCCATTGTCTGAGATCATTGAGGGACATTATAAGTTCCATACAAGATATGCAGACTGGACTCCTATGGAGTACATTGAAAATGACTTCACATGGGATTCAAAAATCCTCGAGGAAGCATTTGAGGGAGGTGAATAATAGATGAACTTAATTCCTGATAAAGTTAATAATTACAACGTCTATACTGGCACAGCTTCAGCAGCTAACAAGCTTATTGGTGTTACTGATGAGACAACACTTGTTAAGCTCAATAGCATGTCAGAGACAATCAACCTTGCTGGTATGGCTGGTGAGGTTGATTCACCGGCAGTTGGCCAGTATCAGAGCATGGATATTACTATCACATTCTCTAATATTGCAAAGAGCTCGCTTGATATAGCAGCTAAGGACAACACACCTTTGATCTTTAGAAGTGCTCAGGAGTTTATTAATCCAGAGGACAATACAAAGTCATTCAAGAATAGAACTGTAACAGTTCGAGGAATGACAAAGAGTATTGACTTTGGTGTAATGAAAAAGGCTGGCTACGGCAAGCCTAGCATCACTAAAGAAGTCACATACTACAAAGAGGAAATCGACGGTGAAGTGGTTACAGAAATTGACAAGTTCAATGGTAAAGCTATTATCGGCGGCGAGGACATGACAAAGGATATTTTAGATTACATCTAAAATCATTGAGCACTGGGGTTAATCCTCAGTGCTCTTTTTCTTAAGGAGGAAAAACACATGAGTAAAGAGGTAATGAATAATACAGAAATTGAAGAGGTAGCAGGTGTTGAGGCGGCAGCTGATGCAACAGCTACAGAGGCGTCTAAGGAAGTTTTAGAAAGCGAGTCAACAAGTCTCAACAGCAAGCTTCCATATATCGTAGAGCTATCAAAGGAATACGATTTAGACGGAAAGAAAATCAAGGAAGTAGACCTAAGCGGACTAGAGGATTTAACTACTCTAGATGCTGAGTACATCGACAGGGTGATGAATAAATTAAACTATCACCCAGCAAACAAGTATAAGGATATCACTTATACAAAGCATATCGCGATGAGAGTCACAAATCTTCCAATTGAATTTTTCAATGGTTTGAAGTGGAAAGATATGTACGCGATTACGGCAAGAATCACAGTTCATTTTTTATTCTAGGAGCCAGTGACAATCTGGCCCAAGATATGAAAAAACTTGCGATAAAAATCTCAATGAGATTAAACAGTTCAATCGAGTATTTAATGAAAATGCCTATTGATTCTCTTTTAGAACTAGCAGAGAGCATATGTGAAGTAGACCAAGAGAGACAAAAAGATTAGAGGAGGTAAGCAATGGCCAACAAAACTACATATGAGTTAATGGTGAAGTTGGGGGCGACTACCTCGACTAGTTGGAAAAGCAAACTAGGTCAAGCTGAAAGAGATTTAGAGGGATTAAATAAAGTAGCAAATAGAATAATGCTAGGCATGGCTGCTGGCGCAACGACGGCAGCCTATGCCAGTGCAAGAGCCATTGCAGATGCTACAGAAACCTATAAAGGATTTGAGCAAGAAATGGCTACAGTCCAGTCAATCTCAGGCGCAAACGCAAGACAGTATGAGGACATGAGAGAGGCTGCTCTAGATGCTGGAAGAGCTACCGTATATACGGCAGAAGAATCAGCATCAGCATTTGAGTATATGTCACTTGCAGGATGGGAAGTAGAGGAGTCTTTGCAGGCGTTAAATCCTATTCTTCACTTAGCGGCAGCAACTCAAAAAGAATTACAAACAACAAGCGATTTAGTGACAGATTCAATGAATGCATTAGGTCTTGAGGTAACAGATCTAGATACATATTTGGATAAGTTAATCGCCACAAATAATAATGCGAATACAACAGCTGAACAGTTAATGGAAGGCTTGGTTAAGGCCGGTGGTGCTTCAAGAGTATTAGGTGTATCACTCGACGATACAATTACATCACTTGGTATTCTGGCTAACAACGGTTTGAAAGCCGAAGAGGCTGGTACAGCTTTAAATTCAATATTCGTTCGAATAGCAGGTAACTCAACTGCTATTGGCGAATTAGACAGAATAGGCGTAAGTCTCTGGGATTCACAGGGGGCTTTTGTAGGCTTCGAGCAGACATTGATTAATATCAATGAAGCCATGGAAGGTATGACTGATGAAGAAAAGGCTCAGAGCCTTGCAAAGATTGCGGGTACTCGTAGGTATTCACAATTCTCATATTTACTAGATTCTGTCAAAGAAACTATAGATGATGCTGGAAAAGCAAGCGTTGCATGGGATGAATTAGAAGCTGACGTAGAAAACAGTTCTGGAGCTTTAGAGAGAATGTATGGAATAGCTACAGACACTCTTGAAATGGCAGAAGCTAGATTACGTTCAGCTAAAGAAGATATGCAAATCAGAGTAACAGACGTTTTCTCTGATAGCGCAAAAGAGACACTATTCTGGTTATCAGACGAACTTCCAAACGCAACCGACTCCATTGTAGCATTTGCAGAGGCTCATGAATTAGAGTTTGCCGAACTTCTTGAAGACATGGGAGATGGAATCGAACAGCTTTGGGAAGATGGAGTAGCAACTGGCTCATGGATTATTAAAAACAGAGGAGCATTAATAGGAGCCCTTAAAGGCGTAGCAACAGGAGTACTGTTAATCAAAGGCGCTGTAACGGGCATTAAGCTAGCAAAGTTTTTAGTTGATCCATTAAATGCAGCAGTTGCAGCAGGAGGTTTGGCTCTTGTAAGCTTAACAGCTATAGTAGGAGCTCTCGAAGACGCTAAACGAGAAGCAACAGAAGCAAGTCTAGCGGAGCATTTCGGTGATATAGCTCTTTCAATGGATGAAATTGAAAGAGTAGCTGAAGCTATCACAAATACTGGAGCTATTCAGGGCATGAAAACAGCACTAGAAGAGTTTGCTGATGCAGATAGTTTCGCAGAAGATATGGCGGATGCCCTTGCTGAAATAGATAAATATAATTGGATGGTTAAAGTTGGAATCGAACTCACAGAAGAGGACGAGGAAGACTATCAAGCAACAATTGATGATTATGTCAAGAATGCAAACGATTATATCGAGCAGGAAAGATATGCCGTAACAGTAAGCCTAAGTGCCGGACTATCAGACACTGAAAACTCTGCTGATATTATATCTAAGGTTGATGAGTTCTATAGACTTAATCAAGAAGAGATGGCTAGCCTTGGAACCCAGTTGGCCGAAGCGGTTAATGAGGCATTCAGTGACGGTGTATTAGATCCATCGGAAATTGATAATATAACAGAACTCCAAGCTAAGATTGCTGAGGTTCAAGCAAGAATAGCTCAAGGTAGATTTGACGCTCAAGTATCACTACTTGACGTTGAATATGATTGGAGCAATCTAACGCCTGAAAGTTTTGCAGCCATGCAAGACGAACTAGGCGAGAACCTTGAATCAATCAAAGAGGCTGCAGAACAAAATTATGTAGATAATTACGCAGCAATAACAGCAGCTTACACAAATGATGATGGCACAATGGCAGAAGGCTATGAGGAAGCCATTAATTCATTAAAAGAAGGTTACAGGCAAAATGTAGGCGAGGCTGAGTTGAAAGCAGCTAATGCCCAAATACAAGGCATTATGAGCGCATACGCGGATGATGATATTCAAAGTGCGATAGACGCTGTCAATGCAAGTTTGAGCAGCAGCATGGAGTCTATAGCGGAACAAAGCTATGTTGATCCAAGCGATTTTACACGCGCATTGGATAATGCTTATCTGTACGCTGAAGATGCGGCGAAGGATGTTTTAGGTAGTAAGACAAATGATATAGAAGAGCTGTACGAGGGATTGCAGCCAACACTAGAACAACTGCTTGAGACGGAGAAAAAGCTGGAAGAACTAGGAGTAGATGTACCACAAGAATATCAAGATGCAATCGAAAGTATATACTCAATAGGTGCAGCTGCAGGCGACCAAACTGCTATATATTCATTATTAGGATTGAGCTTGCAGGATAATGATGAATATGCTCAATTAATGGCAGCGGCTGAAGGAGCTTACGCATATATTCCAGAAGAGATAACTAACGCTATGACAACCCCTGAAAACATGGAGTTGTTAGATGAAACTACAAGTTTAGTAAGGCAGAGAATACAAGAAGGATTGGAAAATGGTGCTATTGATGCAACCATTTCAATTAATGCACAACTTGTCGCCGATGTTAATGAAACACGCCAAAACTTATTGGATTATTATAATAATTCTTCAGGCTCATCTCAATTAGATGCGATGCAGCAGTTGATAGATGCAGGAGTTAGTATTCCAGGTCATGCAAATGGAGGAATTGTAAATGATACTCAAATTTCATGGTTAGCGGAAGAGGGACCAGAAGCTGTTATTCCGCTTGATGGTTCAAGCAGAGCTTATAGCTTATGGCAGCAGGCAGGCCAACTATTAGGTGTTAATTCAAATAGAGTAACCGACAGCCTTGCTAGATTAAGCGGTGGCAGCTCAGGACAGGGCGGTAGCAATTTTACCGTATCTTTCAATCCAGTTATTACGGTTCAGGGCAATGCATCTAGAGAGGATATATCATCTGCTTTATCTCTTACACTTGAAGATTTAAGAGAAATGCTTACCGAAATTCAACGAGAAGATAATAGAGTAGCATTTGGCTAGGAGGCAATATGGGAGGCTATTATTACGAGACAAAACAAGGCGACATGTGGGATTATATCGCATGGATTGTATATAAAGATGAGACTAAGGTCGAGGTTTTGTTGAATGCAGAAGAGAATAGAGAACTATTATCAATCTATATTTTTTCTGCAGGTACAAAAGTGTGGTGTCCAGAGGTTTCAGAGGAGTCTACATCAGATGATATTGCTCCATGGAGGGATAGCGAATAATGGATACAATGAAGTCTAAACTCCTAATTGAGTACAACGGCGTGGAAGCAACAGATATTATCGCAGATGATTGCAATTCCTTCACATGGAAAGATAACGCCACAGGTTCAGCTGATACTGTAACACTTAATCTGAGCAATATAGGTCAGAAGTGGATGAATGGTTATTTTCCATCGGATAAGGATGTGTTTAAAGCATGGATTCAACTATCAGAATGGGCGGCTGATTACAAGGCAGGAAAACTGTTTTGTGGAACCTTCATGGTTGATTCATTAAGCTATGATGGTTTTCCTGAAAAGCTGGCCCTATCAGGTATATCCACTCCAACCGATTGCAATTTTAACGTTAAACAAAAGAATAAGAGCTGGGAAAAAACCACAGTTAAAACTATCATGAGCGATATTGCTGCAAGCGCAGGGATATCGCTTGTTTTTGATGCTGATGATATAAGTGTTGATTCCATAAATCAGACAGGAAAGACAGACCTAGCATTTGCATATTCACTTTGTAGTGACTATGGACTAGCTATAAAGCTATATAACAAAAAGATAGTTGTGTATGACCAGACAGTGTATGAGCAAAAGGAAGCTAGATATGATATAGATCATTCAATATTTGGGGGAAGCGGTTCATACAAAATCAATAGGCAAATAACAACAGTATATGACAGCGTAAAGGTGCAATATACCAATGGCAAAAAGGGAGACACCTTAACTTATGAGTATACGATACCTGGCAAGGAAGGCAATCGACAACTGTTTTTGACCACTAAAGCAGAGTCGTACAGTGACGCTGAAAAGAAGGCAAAAGCAGCCCTTAGAGAGAATATTCGAAACAGTCAAACCATCACATTAAAGATGATGGGAAGTGCTAAGTATATGGCCGCGGATTGCTTTAATCT